TTAAATTAACGAAATAATTATTAAAGCTATTATAGAGATATAAATACCAAGCATAACAAAATTCGTAACAACTTCGTTTTCAAAAGTATATACATTAATTAACATTCTTATTTGTGGATTAAGTAAATGTATTATAAAAAGTAGCGCAACAAATATAAGAAAATTAAGAAGTCTCATATTTCTAAAGAAATGTCTTCAAATGGAAACCAGTATCTAACTTCCTCATTTTTAAGATAGTTTTTCCAATATTCCAGACCATATTTATTAGCATCTTCCCAATTATCAAAATAAATTGGTTTTGAGTTCTTATCTTCCTGAAATATTATTTTAAAACCTTCAACTGGCCCGTTATCTATAATATCACTAACTTCATAATTTGTATCATACATTTCATACACAAGATAAGTCTTATAAATTATTGTTCTAAATAATTGAGCCGGACTAAATCTTTGTGAATAACCCTTAAAAATATATAGCTTACAAACTGTATATGGCTCATTAGAATAAGCATCTCCACCAAGTAAAACTGGATAAGAAGTAAAATCAATTAACTGCCTAACAACCTTATCAATTAATGTCATTGATTGTGTAGTAAAGAAATATATTAACTCTCTTTTTCTACTTTTCAATAATATAGAGCTAACTAACTGATTTCTCTTAGAAATAGCCCTCCTAGCATTTATTAATGTCCACATTTCATCTGCCAAAACAACACCATTTCTCATAGCATCCAACTGCTCAACACTTTCTATATAATGATAAGGTATTTTATATAGTGGTATATTACTATATATAACTTTATTTTTAGAAATCCAATTTCTAAACGTTAAAGCAACGGCACTTAATGTTTTTCCAGCACCAAGCTCACCTGTAATAGCAAATAGTACCATAATTATTTTATTATTTCAACATTTAGTTTATTTCCCTTTATAACCTCTTCAATTTTTTTAAGATAATTTTCTTTAGCCATTTTAACAAACCTACCAGCAAAAAATGATAATAACCTATTTTTATAAGTTTTTTTAATTGCTATATCTAAAAAATCGAAAAAATTCGTTCTATATATCATTACATTCCCATTAATCTCGAAATCATTTTTAATCTCTCCAACTTCTTTTAAATCAACAAACTTTTCAATCTCTTTTAATGCCTCGTCAAAACCTTTAACTATAATTTCCTTTAACTTTTCCAAATCCTGTACATCGCCTCTAAACTTTATATCAATCATATACTCTTCATTAACTTATCCAAATAACCACCTCTTTTTGACTTAAGCCATTCTATTATTTCATCTAGAAGATGTTTTTCTTGCTCCTCCTCACTTTCTGGTAGATATCCATATCTAGATTCAAGTCTTTTATTTTCCTCCATAATTTCTTCATCAACAGTGTTTGTTTTTTTACCCTCCATGTTATCTTAAACCTTTAACAAGCTGTGATGCCCTCCTTTTTTCCTCTTCACTCATCTCACGCATACCAAACAAAGACATCAAAGTCTCCTTTCTACCTTCTCTCCACATAGAAATTCTAAACCTTAGTAAGTTTTCAAAATAACCCCTAACTATTTTTAAATTATCAACACCAAACTTTTCAAACACACTAAACATAAACGATATGTAAAAAACTTCCCTAGCAGTTAAGTCAGTAACAGATTTTAATTTTTCAATGTCCTCTGGAAATGTAAAATCAAGTGTTAAAGTACTTTGTGCCTCATCTGGCCCAACTATTTTTCCAAACTCTATCTTCTTCATAATTATCTAACGTTAACAAAAGACATAGCAATTACAGATCCAACAACTAACAATATAAATAACACAACAATATCTTTTATTTTAAACTTTTTCTCCTCTTTCCTAGTTTCCCTAGATATAAAACTTGCAAAATTAGACTCTATTAAACTAGAAATAAATCTTGGTGTCTCTTCACTCCATTCAAACCTAATACTATCAAAATCCATAACATACCCATAACCAACAACACTTTTAGCTGTTTCTATAATTTTATTTTTTATCTTTTCATCAACATCCAAACTATTAACAAATTCAGCTATTCCAATCTCAGAAGTTTCTTTTCTAACCCTTATTAACATAGGAAATGCGTTTACATCATTAACAATATACAATAATTCCTTACCAAGAACTCCCCTATCAACTATAAGAGGAGAAATAAAATCCCCGGTATTAGGATTTATAAGTAAATAAACCTTATCATCTACATATAAAATACCATCTTTAACTATACCATCACTAATTTTTATAACCTTAGGTGCCAAAAATCTCAAAACCTTTACTTTAGTCCCTTTTGAATTCATAATAATTTAATATTATCTAATAATAAATATATTTCATATAAACGTTTAGCTATTTCATATCCACTCTTTGTTAATCTATAAACTATAATTCTCTCATCATATCCACTATTCGTTTTTTCTAACAATCCAATATTATATAAATCGTTACAATATCTATAAAAAGTGTGTTTATAACTACGAATCTTATTTATACAAATATTCCCATTATTTATATAAAAATAAATTAAAATAGCGAGATGTGTTGGTTTTAGTTTTATGTATAGTTTGTTTAAATCTATATTCATGTACTCTCTCTAAACTTCCTTATATATATCTCTGATTTTATCATATTAAGAAATTCTTCAATATCCTTATCACTTATTTCACTTTCACTTACTCCAATAGCATCTGCTATTATTTTTCTTAGCTCCGAATATTTGTCTGTCATAAATAGATACTATTGATTATAAATATATTTTTTTATCAAATAGAATACCTATCTTTTTACAGCCATTTTTATATCTAAAATAATCAAAAATAACCCTAAATTCATCATCCCTTAACAAACATCGTAAACATAGTATTTTAAAAACATCGTCTATATAATAATCACCATTTCTAAAAACAATAATATGATATCCCCTTCTTGTCCTTCTTATCTTATAATCAAAACAAAATAATTTTAACATTTTAATAGCATTTTTTAACCTATTTTCATTATCACAATCCAAACTTAAAATAGCCTTACCCTTAGAAACTAGTTTTAACTCATACTCTAAAGGAAATTCCATAAATAATATTTCGTAAAAGATATAAAGGGTGGGTTGCTGGTATCGCTATCTATATTATAAGAGTTTGAATAGCATTAATATTGCTACGAAAGCCACTATTAAAGGTCCTAAAGTCTGTAAGAGCTGTGGTGAACCTTGTTGTGTTAAAAGAGGTGATATTACTTGTATTACTGCTGTTATACCCAAAGCTACTCCGAGTATTACAACTATGTATCCTTTTATTTCCTCTATTCCGGCCAT